TTTCCCTGCTTCTTTCACCTGGAACTTCGTGCTTGTTTCGCGTGGCTCGCCTCGGTGCCTTACCTTCTTTTTGTTATGCAATGCGAATATTCTGTCCTCTTCGTCGCTAATGTCTGAAAGCTTGGTGCGCGGTAAAATCATCGAGCGACAATTGACATGCCGAGGAACAGCAGGCGACCTACCTACCAACTTCTCAAAAGCTTCGCGGGTCGGTAATATCTTCCCGTTGAGTGAAGCGCACCCAAAAGTCGTACGACCGTCGAGTATACTTGACCACTCATAACCAGTGACAACGCTTTCAAACTGGCTTTCCGCTTCAACCCTTGCGCGGTTCATTGCGTCCGCCGTTGTTGTGCGTACAATAGAGCGTGAAGCGCGCCTTGTCCTGTCGCTTGCTCGCCTCACGTTTCTAGCTATTTCCTCGTTACCTATACCGCGCAAAAGACCGTCCGCAATCTCAGCCCTAACGCGCTTTAAAGTTTGCGCCTTCTGGAGTGCTATTTCATCCTTAACAAGGAGCCCACCTGCTAATGGTCTATTGAAGTCGATGACGCGCATAATTGCCGATTCTGGAATATCTGTAAAAGCTAAAAAGGACGCGCCTGATTGAGCTACGCCCAACTCTTTAGAGTGAGATAGCAGAACTGAGGCGGTGCTGTCGTGGACTACCTCCGAGACTTCTTTTACTTCCTCTTTCAATGCGTCCGGGAAATTTGCAAACGGCTCTTTGTAGTATTCATTGACTCGCGCTAGAAGTAATCGAAGTCGCTGACGTGGCTTTTCGCCTTGCGTGCGCTGTAGGTCGGCAATGATGCGAGCCTCGGATAACTCTAGCAATTCCTCAAGCTCTTTCAGGCTGGCGTTCGTGTAGCGCCTCAAAAGTAACACAGCCATGATGGCCTCATCAAGAATACTTTCAGCCATACAAAACCTGAAACAAACCAGCGCCAAGTAAAACTACAGCCATAAAAAGCCAAGCGAAAACGTACAAAGGCCAAAAAGCTACGACCGATAAAAACTCAAAAAATGGAGCGTTTTGATCGACAGCGGAAGAGACGCAAAAACCGATCAAGACATAAAGCGAAAGCGCTATTTCAAAATCTTCGCCTCTATTGTCCATTATCTTCCAAACTTTCCATCAAGTCGTCTTGCTCAATCAAAGCCTTCTCTCTCTCGACTTCTAAATCTTTAACAACTTCGTTTCGATCCATCCAACGATACAAAGTCTGTCTACTGATAGCACCTGATACCCAATATTGAAGCATCGCTTGCAATTCTTGAGGCGTGGCAACGCTGGAATAGAAGTCGCGATTCAATGTAACTTTTCCCTGAGTCTGAACACCAGTGAAAACCGAGGACATACGAACCGCTTTGTTAATCGCTGTCTCAACCTCTTCGACCATCCTAGCAATCGAGCCCGAATCAGAGTTTGTATCTATCATTGCTTCTGTTGCTGTCTTTTGCGTGCCACTGCGCTTTTTTAGCATTGCAAGCGCCATTTCAAGCATACGCTCTACAGTATCGTCAATAACTTCGCGTGTTAGCTGTAGACTCGTCCCTTTCCATTCCAAATATTTCACATCAGCCCCAGAGGGTAAAGCTTCGGCGTGACCTATTGAAATTTCAATTGTACCCATTTCCTCAGCCTGCTCTTTGCTTAGCCCGGTATAAACTCGACTAGGCAGGTTAGAAAGTGACAAGCTATTTTTAAAGTCGCTATCAATCTGAAACATTTCAATATTGAGATAAGCTAAATCAATCATCGGCGGTTTTGAATACAACTCCCCACCGCTCAGACGCTTTCCGAAGAAAAGAATGACAGGCACAAAGTCTATAATCGAGCCTTGTGAGTTTACTATCTCGCCCTCATCTAAAAGCTTTGTTTCGCCACCGCTGATAACTTCCGTTATCTTGTAATAGCCAGGGAAAAGCTCAATGTACTTCCTAATTTCTTGGCTTGAATCCGCTCCAGTAGAAGTGCGCTTCTTGAAAACCATCTTGATATATGAAAGCCTGCTCGCGCTGTCCTCGGAAAATTTCCAGTCGATAATACTTGAAGCTGAAATTAAATGAAAAACAGGCTGGCGTGATGCTATCTCGCCTTTTGGAAAATCGACCCATATAGCGCCATGACCATCGAAACACTTTTTCAATGACTGCGCTATGAAGTTAGTCAATCCCGATCCTTCTCCATCCATATTCTCAAAGAACGCCTCTTCTGATCCTGTGAAGTTTTCAATCTGCGCCTCTTTGCGCGTAGCGATACCGATGAAACTGTCCTCTGCCCTCTCGTAGATGTTATAGAGAAAAGAGCGTGCAACGCGCCTCTGGTATCCAATCTGCCCCTCTTTCTCAAATCTAGGTAGGTAAATATCATGCTTATCGCGAAGCCTTCTTGTCCCTTGGCGCAAATCCTCAATCATTTCGATTTCTTTTATCATATCTTGGAAATCGGGATGCGTCTTTTGCATCATATCGGGAGACGCTAAAGAACGCGCACCCATCGAACCAATGTCACCACTTCTTTCAATTAAATGTCCGTCATTCGTAACGGCTCCGCGCCCTGCATTATTCATAAAACAACCTACCTATGAGAATATTCTATATTCTAACAAATTTAGTTTCGTGCCCATTTGAATTGAGTGTGTACGCTTCCCTTCACTGGATATTGAATAGCGCTATAGTATCCAATCGCAGTCCCGATGTGTTGCCATCTCGCGTCCTCTTCTTGGTACGTGCTACCCTCTTTTAACTTCGTCATAGCTAAAGACTTGTCTGCCATCGGCGCGGTTTCAGGATTGACAAAAAGCCTTCTAACGCCTTCGGCATCACATAACCTAGCGCGCAGGCTGTTCTGCCTGTCTTTGATTGCGCCGTTTGTAGTCGGCACGCGGTTCATAACTCTAAAACCTTCATCACGTAGCATTTTCTCTATCAACTCAAAATCAGAAGTGTGTCCATGTTTCGCGCCTACATTACCGCGAACGTCACCGCACAACTCAACGATTCCGCGATAGCCCTTGTAACGCTCGATAAACTCAAGAGCTGAGTTTTTAGCAACCGCCGAATCAAGCACAATCTCATCAATAATGTAATCCTTGTAACCGCCCCCATCTTTCTGCTTGTATCGCTGGATTATCGCGCTCGATAGTGGCGTGAAGTTCTGGTCGTGCGTCCAAATAAGATTTGAACAATTCTCGTTATATCGTCGCGTTGTGTGATTTCCTGTCGGAGTTGGGTTGTAGTCTGGATAGACAAACGAGCCAGGGAAAATAGAGCCAATGCGGTTGAGGATGAATACATTCACCCATTCCATAGATTTTTTTGAAAGCTGGCGAAAATAGTAGTCATAACCACCGTCTAAGTTCTCGATGTTTTCTGCATCCGGGTTTGGCTTGTAACTCTTATCTACCTGCCTGATTAGTGCAGGTGGCTGAATAAAAAAGCCCCAACTCTCTGCCGTACCGTCTTGAAGGTTGATTGTCGGCGGTGCTTTCTCTGCTTCGTACCACCACGAATCAAAGTCAGGCGGGTTTGTGTCCATTATGATACCGCGCCAAGTCGGCCCACCGTCACGCATGGAAGGATAACGTCCGGGTCGCTGTGTCGCTACGTCAATAATATGCTCCGGCACTTCCGATGCTTCATTGATCCAAATGAACGTCATCTCAAGCGACTTGAACTTTTTAATATCTTTCTCTTTGTCAGCACTAACAAAGAAAATTTCCAACTCAACAGTCGTTTTATCAGGTAGGCGAAGAGTCGTTACTGCTTCTATCGGTGAATTGTACTTGATTTTCGTTATGTCGCCAAACCAATCCATGTAAGTTTTTATGGTCGTCGATTTCAACTCAGGATACGTCGAGCGGATAACAACCGCGCGCGTCTTTCTTATTCCTTTATCGTTCGGCTTCTGTCTGCAAGCTCGCCCGAATAGCTCCCAGCACATTCCTACAGACTTGCCCGAACCGACAGGCCCACGCACACAACGAATGAAGCTGTCATCTGCGTGGAACGCTGAAAGTGTCGGGCTTGCTTTGTAGGATATAGCTACCATTTCGATTTATTGGCCCAGTACGCCGCGCTCATCTTCCCTTTCTTGATGTTCTGAGCATGGCGCGCCTTGAAGCTTGCACGCCTGTTCTTATCGGCTTCGCTCTCACCTTTCTTTGGTGGGCTACCCTTCACACCCTGCTGACCGAATCGAATGAGCTTGTACTTGTCACCCTCCTTCGCCATGACAACGTGTGACTTATTCGGGTGACTTGGCGTGCGCTTCGGCTTATTCACACCCTCTAGCCCGTTCTTTTTCATTTGCGTTTTCACGCGCTCTGGAACTTTAGCCATTATTCCAGCACTCCAAACACTTCGGCGTTTATCTTCGCATTTCCTGAACTCTGAATACATTGCAAATCAATGTCAGATTTTGCAGGCGCTATGATCGGTATCATTTTAGTAGAAGCAAGTCCACGAGTTTTAAAAATAATATCTCTAAACTCAGGCATAAATACCTTCCCAAATTCACGCACATACAAAATACATTCAGATTCGTTTGTATCGTCGGAAGATAAAAATATGTCGTAAATAATAAACTTTTTCCCTGCTGGAACTGTATAGACAGCTTTTGAACTTTTTTGATCCAGCGCATCAAGCAATGCTATAACTTCGGTTGTGTTTTGCGCTACTCCGCTAGACCATGACGCGCCCTCGATTGCTATTGCGATATCGCCGTCAAATTCTGTATCTGTAGCGTTCTCGGCGCTGTTAATTCTCAAAAACTCGACTGTGCTCGTTACAATCGAATTACCTGAAACGGTTATGTTTTCGCTTGTTACTGCGTAGCTGGAATCAAGCCCGGTTAAAGTAATTGTAACCGCGTCCGAATTGTCAGAACTTGAAATTTCGACAAGTGTGGCGGTATCGAGCCAGTTATACTCACCGCCCTGACTCCAAACGGTTTCGGTAGTGATAGTTGTCCGATTGATTCCGTGAAGGTGGATTAAAGCTTTTCGACTGCCATAGCTACCTTTGGCTATCTCGTGAATGTAATCATTCGATGGCGCTGAGAAGGCGATTTTTGAAAAAATTATGAATAGAAAAATGTTGCGCATGACTTAACCTTTCTTGAAGTGAAAACAAAGTTAATTTTATCACAACGAAAAAAACCGCTGATTTTCTTACAATGGTTCAGCGGTCGAAACCTCTATGGAGTCAACTGACGTTTGTTAGTGACTTGGGTTTATTTTAGCATTGAAAAAAGCCCCGGCGGAAAACATGACCGGGGCTCTAAACGAAAGGGGGTTTAGATGAAAAACTGACAACAGTATATCACACTTTTTTAGTCTTTGCCGTCTTTGCCGTCTTTGTTGTTTTTGGCGTTCGTGAAAAAATCAGCGTCGATTGTTATTTGCGTTCCAGACTCGTTTTCGATCTTGTCTGTCTGTCCTAGCCATTGCTTTCCTAGCCAGATAAGCATTGGAACATTTCCATCTTTCACGGCCTTTTTGAACTGCGCTCGACGCAAACACATCTTCCCGCCGTCACTGTGTATTTTATACCAGTCCGAAAAGGAGCACTCGTACTTCTCGCGGATTCGTGCGTTTAATGTGTCGTAATCAACACCA